ATCTTTCCGAATCCAAGGAGAGAATCTCTTCCTTTTTCTCAATATATTTAGATAAAATTTATATTGCATATCTTTGTCCAAGAAATGATATCGGTTCATCTCATTGGCAAAGAGCACGGAGTCAAGGTGACCTGACAGGCATTTGTTAATAATAAAGGGGGGATATGACTTGATAGTATTCTCATCATCCTCAGTAAGGTCTTCCTTATTGAAGTTGATAGAGTTCAACCAATCCTTCAGTTCGGGTTCCATTAAAAATCAAAGTGTATAGACCATGGGGCGGGTTCAGGTTCATAATAGAAACCATGCATATGAGGAAATCCATGATGTCCTCTACCCTTTCCACCATGACCATGACTGTGACAATGACTGTATGCACGTTTCTTGTGGTAATGACAGTGATTGTGTCTGGGGAAAATAGGTGGGATAGGAGTATCGTAGTGTTTCCAATAATGATTATGTGGTTTCCCGTAGTTGGGATGGTCGGGATACCTGGTGTGAGCCATGGCTGGAGTAGCAAAAACTAGACTACCAGCCAACAATAAGATTAACTTCTTCATAGAATCAGTTTCTTACTAGGTGTTTGAATTTTGTCAGGATTGAAAATCTTCTCATAATTCGCCACAATCTCTTCCTCTGCCTCATAGATGGAGACAATGAAACTCCTATCAACAGTGAGAGTTGTATCCTTCTTTTGAAGGAAAGACCAGGGACCAAAACCAACTTGACCCTGTGCATTTGGCATAGCGACCAGAGGATTTTCAATCTCAATAGTCGATTGTTCTTCATTGATGAGGGTAAAGATTACCTCCTCACCAATGTTTGTACGCATTACTTTTACATTCATTTTGAATAAAATTTAGGTGTATCACTTTTACTGCGGAGAAGAACTCCATCAACTTTGTTCAGAAGGTCCAACATACTTCCATGCATGAGACGGTATCCATATCCAACATATAGTTGTCCAAAGAACACTGTCAGTGCCATGAAAGTCCAGAAGTAATAGTAGGTTCTGGATTTCTTTTGTCTAGGGGTTTTCATTTGAATTGACACTCCACCATGATTTCGGTTAAACAAGCGAGAATATTTATCTCTTGATCAGCCACGAACGAACTCTGGTACTGATACTTAGCGATAATAAGGACAGCTGCAGCAACACCAGGACCTTCAAGATTGTTATAGCAGGCATCGTAGATGCTACGAAGAAGAACAGCGGGATCGTTATCAAGATTATTAACAACCCACTTACGGACGCTAGGAAAGTCTTTTTCTTTGAGTCTTTTGAAGAGGTCATCTGTCTTTACTGTGGCAAATGATGCAAGAATACCAGAGTCAATCTCTCCACCAGAAGAGTACCTCTGACACTCATTCAGAACACGTCTCCAATCGGGGAAGTGTTTCTGGATAAGTTCTACCAGGACCTTGTTATCATATTTAATACCCTCTGTACCCAAGATTTCCTGGAGACGTTGGAAGAATTGTCCTGCAAGTTGTTGACGTTCTTTTCCTTTGAGTGCGAAGTCGATGACTGCACATCGGGAGTGGAGGGGACTGACGATTTTGTTTTTGTAGTTGCAGGTGAAGATGAATCTGCAATTACCAACAAATTCCTCAGTAAAAGCCCGTAGGGCGAGTTGTACATCTGGGGTCGTGTTATCTGCCTCATCAATGATGATGACTTTGTGTTTAGCAGTTGACGAAAGCGATACGGTCGAAGCGAAGTTCTTCGCATTATTCCTGACAGTGTCCAGGAATCGTCCCTCGTCGGATCCGTTAATGACATAAACGTCTACTCCCAATTCATTACATAGAGCTTTAGCGACAGTGGTTTTACCACATCCAGGAGGTCCAGACAAAAGAAGATTAGGAACCTCTCCTTTATCTAGGAAAGCTTTGAATGTATTCTTGATATTGTCAGGAAGAATACACTCATCAATGGTCTTGGGTCGATACTTCTCAACCCAGACGAATTCATCACGACTCATAATATAAAATCAATTAGTGGTCTTTTTGATAGCTAGTAGGGTTTCATAAGGAATCCATGCTGGTGTCTCGTCAGCAAACTGAACTTGAACTTCAGTGATTACCTTCTCAAGATATTTGTTGTAAGTTTGCCTGGTGTTAATTACAGGACTTATTGGATTAGTCATACCAGGTCAGTGTTGATTAGTACTCTTCGTTTGTATTCTGACGGCGATTGTCCAGTATGTAGATAAGTTCCGTCAAAAATTAACATTCTATTTTCTTTTGGTTTTACCCTAGTCATCTCAGTAAGAGTTGAAAAGTCAGTTTCATAAAACTCCTCTTTTGTGTTAGCTCTTTCATTATACAATATAGTCTCACCATCAGAGTCTGTCAAATAAAATACTGACGCAATATGAGGGCAATAAAAATCAACATGAGGGGGATGTGTATACACTCCAGGAGTGTAAGTTGTCATATCCAACCTACACCTAAGTAAATTTTGAGTGTCAGTCTCTAGTAAGAGATCGGCATAGAAAGATGCCATGAATGGATGAAGATGAGAATAAATTTTTTTATCTTCAAATAGAATTTCATGACTAAAACCAAAATCAAATAAACTTTCTTCTCCTGGTTCTTCACTAGAATGTTTAGTAATATTATCTCTATATTTCCAGATGTGATCTCCATCTAAGATCTCATTCTGCATCATCTCAAAATATTTCTGAGAGATAAAATTATCAATAATCTTATACATTATTGAATCCAATCAGGTTTACGATCAGGGAGTCGAAGGTAGTTATCCTTGACCCAAGGTTTGGATGCGATGTACATCTTGTATTTTGTGTAGATGTCAACAGTGTCATCATACTTGAACTCATCAGGTCCTGCAAAGACAAAAGGTGTTGGGTATTTACCACTTCGACCTTGTGGGTCTGCACAAGGGAGAATCTCGTTTGCTGCCATCAATGTATTGAAACAAGTATGTGGTTTACCATACCTCAGTGAGTATTCATTACATAGAGCGAGTCCATGAGCAAGTAACCACCTCCAGTTGTTCACAAAAGAGTTTGCCCAGATAGTACAGGGATGATTCCTAAAAGCACCTGTGGTGGTCTTGTAGGGTTGCCCATCCGCCTTAGGGAGGGTTCCAAACCCGTGACCCCACTTTTCTGAACAGACGATTGCCAACATCTGACAGGTCTCTAGAGGCATCTTGACAATGTGTTTGTCGGGTAGGACTCTAGCTGACTTCAGGGGATCAGGATCAGTTACAAAGATGTTCATTCCAAAGGTCTCGTAAAGATTTCAGACACTAGATCTGTGGCACCCATAGCTTCATACATGTATGTTGCACCAGATCTAGGGTTTGTGTGTTCACCACATGTAAACACATCACACACTGCTAGTCCATTCTCTGGCCAAGTGTGGATAGAGATATGTGACTCTGCAAGTAATGCGATAGCGGTTACACCACAAGGACTGAATTTGTGAGAGGATACATCTAATAGTGTACTCTCAGATAACTGAGCTGCGTTAGCAAGTACATTACGAATGTGTGCCTCATCATCTAACAATCCATAAGGACAACCCTTCAATGTGAAGAGGATGTGTTTCATAACAATTTAGATAAAGAGATCGCAAGTAGGAACGTCAACATTATAACCACATCCCATGATTTTGTCCTAATAAAATATGGGATTGAGATGAGATCAGCTATAAAATGTGTAGTCACTCCAATCATCACATCAACATGGATGACAATAAAATAGGCAATGATCACAAGACCACTGCCTACAATTCTCATACAAATATCAACCGAAGGTCGAGTCAGGTTCAAGTGCAATATAGTAGGTGACATCTTGATTTTGATTGACAAAACGGGACAGGAGTTTCTCGGAAACAACTACATCGTAGTTGCCAGGAACAATCTTTAGGTTCTCTTCTTTGAAGTTGAAGACAAACTCAAGATCGGTTTCACCAACAACAATCTCAAAATCATTTGAGGTGTCGTTCTTCTTGTCACGAGCCACCAGTTTGATAACACCAGCTTCACCAACGACAGAGATATCAGGAACTTGATAGACAGATGCTGCCTTCTTGAGTTGTTGAAGGTCTTGAGCTGTCAGTACAAACTCAACATCTTCAGAGGGGAGAGAGATCTCTTTTTCAGGAGGAGCAACGATCACAGAGGGATCTGCAAAGAAGAACTTAGAACGTCTGTTACCTTGACGGATAACAACATATTCATTGTTCTTGAAGTCCAGTTCGGGATTTTCACAAAGACTCAGTCCGTTAAGGAACTGATTCAGATCATAGATACCAAAATCCTTGGGAAACTCCTCAGACACATTTGCCTCAACCAGGATGTTCTTCATCACAGAGATAGAACGAAGTTTCTGACCCTCTTTGAAGAGGATAGATTGGTTGATAGAAGAGAAGTTCTTCAGAAGGTTGACGGTGTTTTCACTCAGTTTCATATTCATTGATTGTAGGTCTCAGTCGGGGTGTTCTTGTCGTTGAAATACATCAGAAGTACAGCATAATGCATAATCTTCAAAATGTCACGTCGTGCAGTTCCCTTCTTATCATATCGGGATGCATACTTGAGGATGTTACTTCGACAGAAAGCTTCACCATCACCACAAGATTCAATAAGATCTAGAGTTTGAATCTGATCGGAAGAATAGTGTTGACTGTAAGTATCTGTAATATAACCAGTAAGTTCTTTGAGAATCTCGTTCTCATTGTACTTCCATTGTTTCTGTGCTGGATTGTCCAGGTTGACACTACTCAGAGTGTCCTGACCACCAAGGAAGGTGATATGGTCATCTCCCATACCACCAGGGACCCGAGAACCAGTGTAAGTGAGGTTGACGGAGTCATTACCACCAGCCCCAAAGGAAGTAAAGGTTATGGCGTCAGCTGCGAAAGGACCAGGGTTACCAGTCATACTAATACCATCATCAATCCAAAAATCTTGATTAGACATGTTCAATTCGTCGTATAATAAAGTCCAAGAGTTTGTCATTAGTATATCAGACTTCCTCCTCTTGGTCAAGTTGGAAGTCAACATCAACCTTGTCATACAGTTCCATGAACGAAGACTTGGTCTCATCATCGAAACGATTAGTACAGACCTCAAGTGCCTTTTTCTTATCGGTGAAGATAGAGTAAGCTCGAATCACATGGACCAGACGACGGGTGGAGATAACCTCTTCGATACCACCATCATAGAAGGTCTTACGGATAATGTCAGCCCAATCTACAAGACGCTTACAGAAGTCAGGAGCAACCACGTTAAGGTCACGAGCAACACCCTGAAGAATCTTCAGTTCGGTTGTAGGAGTCGGATACTCTTGTTCAAAGGTGACAGGGAATCGTTCCAAGAATGCTTCGTTCAGAACGTTAGTACCAATGAATCGTCCATCATCGGAACCCTTACCCTTGGTGTTGGCTGTAGCGAATACGTTGAATCCTTCCTTAGGTTGGATAAACTTACCAATCTTCTTAAGGAAGACACCCTTACCTTCCAGGATGGACTGAAGACACAGGATCTTGTTAGATGCCAGGTCAACCTCATCTAGAAGAAGAATAGCTCCCCGTTCCAGAGCTTCGATGACTGGACCATTATGCCAAACAGTTTCACCGTTAACAAGACGGAAACCACCAATAAGATCGTCTTCGTCAGTTTCGATGGTAATGTTGACACGGATCAACTCCCTTTTGAGTTGGGCACAGGCTTGTTCGACACCAAACGTTTTACCGTTGCCCGAGAGACCCGTGATAAACGTAGGGTAGAAAAGACGGGACGCAATAATCTTTTTAATATCTTTGAAGTTACCAAACTGGACGAAGGTATCATCTTTCTGGGGAATCAGGTTTTGAATAATAGCGGGTTCTGCTGCTGGAGCTTGATAGGTCTCTTCAAGTTTCTCCTGAATAGTCAGGTTCCACTTACCACGACCCGTTTTGAAATCACCAAGTTTCTTGGTAACAGTCACATAGTTGTGACCATTCATTGCACACCATGCACGAATATCAGATGTAGTGATGTTGTTACCGTAGAGAGACTGAAGAGAGTTGGTGACGTATTCAGTGGAGAGTGCCATAGTGGTTCGTTTCAAC